CAACAGTTATTGTTACATACCTAAAAGATATTTCGTTATTAAACGCTGCGGATCGTATTCAGTACTACTATAACCCTATGTCTGGACAACTTGGTAAAGATTTGTCACAGTTAATGACTGGAATTGACTACGGTGGTGTACAAGTTAACGGATTGGGATTTGAAATCAGTGGTGGATGGGGTAACCGTCCATATGGTGCTGAAGGATGGGACGTTTACGATAAGACATTCACTGATTATATCGAAACTGCTGGCGATGGACAACATAGTTTCACATTGAACTATGTTCCTGTTGCAGGCACTGAGCTAAACTTCTACATTACACCAGTTGGTGGTGCTTCTATTCGTTTAGATGACGTAAACTTTGGTACACCAGAACAAACAAATACTAACGCAGTGATGGCTAGTGTTGTTGCTGATGGTATTACAAATACATACACATTGCCAAATACATTAACAGTGAACTCTGGAGATGTAGTTGTTATACGTCAAAGTACAAGCGATGGATCAATTAAGCCACAAGAAACAGACTACGATACTATTGTAACTGGTGGAGATTTGGCATATAGCACAGCAACTGGTATTGCGCCAGAGGATATCGTGCTTGATGGCGATGGTTTTAACACTACAACAAGCAGTCCAGCACCTGAAGAGGTAGTTCCTGGGCAAGTTGTTGACGCAGTTGCTATTAAGGTGTTTGATAGACCAAGTTCTGGTGCTGCAAACGTCAAGATTGACAACCATTTCGCAGATGGTATCTCTTCATCTTACAAGATAACACAACAGCCTAACACTCCATCAGCAGTTATTGTAAAACGAGGAAGTACTATCCTTACAATGACTGATGATTTTACTGTTGATTACGAGAATAATTTAGTAAATCTAGTGGTTGTTCCAACGTTGGATACTCTAGTTAGTATCTTTAGTGTAAGTTTCAGCGGTAGCAACTTGTTAGACCTTGATTATTTCATCGGTGACGGTGTTACAACTGAGTTTATTACTAGAGCACCGTACTTAACATCATTCACAACTGATGTTTACTTAGATGGTGATGCAGCAACGCCTGTGTCATTCAAGACAGACAGTACATACGCACTGGCAAACGTTGTTGGATTTAGATTTGACACTGCACCAGCAGTTGGCCAAATTGTAAACTATGTTGTTGTTAGTGGTAACCAACCAACATTTACTATTACTAGAACTGAAAGAGTTGCTACTGATGGGTCATTAACATACGATTTACAATATCCAATTGGAAAATCGCTATTAAACGAATCAAATATGATTGTTCGTGCTGACCAACACATCTTACGAGCACCAAATAGCTCATATTATACAATTGGTGGCAATAGACTAACATACTTTGTTGACCAAGCTAAGGTTCAAGCCAATACTGCACGTATTACTGATATCGTTGTATTAGCTGATGGTAACGAACTAACACTTGGCGTAGATTACACGGTTGATTTAAGTGGATTATCTATTAAATTAACACGTACTGTATACAAACTCTACACTGGTAAAGCATTGTCTATCAACGTTTTAACAGATGCAGAGTACAGCTACAATGCGTCAACTGGCCAAATTACATTTACAAATGCGTATACTAGCGGCAATGTTGTTGAAGTGTTTAGCTCTTATAGACATGACAGCTTAGATATCCAAAGAACGGAGATTAATGCAACTGATACGTTGGGATTAACACCTGATACTGCTGACTTCTATACATACAAGGGTATGTTTGGTGGTAAGATTATGTTGGATAGAGTTGTTAACGATGACAATTACATTTGGGTCACTAGAAACGGTACATTATTAACACCAAGCGTTGATTATAAGTTACTTGATGACCATCAGAGCATTTTGATGGCACAGAGTTCTGAAATTAATGACGTAATAGGTTTAATTACATTTGGTACAAACGTGTTGCCAGCAGGTATTGCTTACATGCAATTCAAGGATATGTTAAACCGTGTCACATACAAGCGTTTAAATGCCAACAAGCAAACTCGCTTAGTAAAAGACTCATTTATTGGTGATACATCAATTGAAGTTGAAGATGCAAGTATCCTTGGTACACCAAACCCTCTTGCAAACCGTCCAGGTGTTGTTGAGATCCGTGGTGAAAGAATTGAATACTTTGCAATAAACGGAAATACAATTTCTCAATTGCGTAGAGGAACAATGGGCACAGGATCACCAACTAGACACAGAGCTGGCTCTTATGTTCAAGATATTGGTGGATCTGAGACTATTCCGTATTTTGATACAACTACAACTGATCAAATTACAATAACAAGTTCATCAACCGTTGTTGATTTAACATTTACCCCTGCATCTATTGATGAGATTGAAGTATTTGTTGGTGGATACGATGATGTAACGGTTTGGGAAGCAGGCGCAACCTATTCTGCAGGTAAGATTGTTAGAGTTGGTACATATACATACAAGTGTACATTAACACATGTCAGCGCAAGCACATTTACTCTTGACTCTGATAACTGGACATTCTTTGTTGGTAACATTCGCTTGAAGAAAGCACCGTATAAGATGTTTAACGTGAATGTTTCACCTGATAGTCCAGCTGGCGATGTTGATTTCCCTGCAGACTTCTCATTAGTTCTTGATGTTGATGGCAACCCAACAGCACAGCTTCAATTAACAAACAGCTTGGGTATTGGAACTATTGTTACAGTAGTCAAGCGTACAGGTATTGCCTGGGATAGTGCAATAAATATCCAATACGACGACACCAAAGTTGCTAGATTCTTAAAAGAGCAACCTGGTACATGGTACACTGACGGCCGTCAAGTTGCAATTGGTGAAGAACCATTCACGCTAGATAGCACAATCGCTACATTTGATAGTGATACTAACACATTTGATCGAGGAAATTAAAAATGGCATTTGATGATACAAAAAGAATCCAGTTAGGCAGCGCACCTAACGATGGCAATGGCGAGACCTTGCGATCAGCTGGTGGAAAAATTAACAGCAACTTTGAAGAGTTGTATGGTTTAATTGGAGCAGGTGGGGGAGTGACACTTGTCAATAGTATTATTCCTGGAAATGGTATTTCGGTCGACGTCAGTTCGGGTGATGTAACAGTAACAAACACAGCACCGTATGTAAATTCGTTTACTGCGGTTGCAGTACTGGGGCAACCATCAGTGTTAGCATCAAGTAACCAAGTGCTAACACTTGTTGCTGGCAATAATATAACGCTCACCAATAATGGTAGCAATATTACAATTGCCGCTGCTACTCAACAGCAATCTAACTGGAACGCAGTTAGCGGCCCAACAGCTATTGCGAATAAGCCATCTATTCCTGCTGCACAAATTCAAAGTGATTGGGATCAAACTAATACATCTGCGTTGGATTACGTCAAGAACAAGCCTACTGACTTGATGAACTTCACTGATACTACTAACTTATTGGGTCGTGAATCGTATATTACTACAACGCAGACTACACTAGCTGTCAACCCAAGTGCGTCAGTAGTTGTGTGGGCAGGAGCAGTTGCTCCAACAACTGTAGCAATTAAGGCGACCGTTATTGTGTATGGCCCACGTGGTACAATGGACATTCAAACACATGCTTGCGAGATGATGATTGTTCGTTTGTTACCTGAAACTGGCTTATCTACAGTTGAACCAACAGTTTATGGTACAGTTTATACTGGTGGATCACCACTAGCATCGTTTGCAGCACAGTGGAATTCTACAACTGATTCAGTAGAAATTGTAGCAACTAACCTCAGTGCAGTTTCTGGCGATGTATTACGTGCCAAAGTTGTGGCTACCCAATTCTTGTGATAAACTAGCACATTATTACACTTGATAAATACATAATAAAGAGAGATCATTATGCAACTTAAAGACGCTACAGGAATTCATATTGAAGGGCACATTCATATCCATGACCCCATTGAAAAAATTTCGTATGTAAACAAACGCAACGCTATTCACTACGAAAACATGAGTATTGGGTTGGCACAGAGCTTGTCAAATAGCGGTGGTGGATTCGTGTATCAAATGGCCTTTGGTAATGGCGGAACTAGCGTTGACCCAACTGGTATTATTACATATTTGACCCCAAATACATCGGGCACAAATGCAAGTTTGTACAATCAAACTTATGCAAAAGTTGTTGATCCAAATGCCAGTACGAACGTTGATCCAACACGTAATTTTACTGAAGTTAGACACGTAACTGGTACTAACTATTCAGACATTTTTGTAACTTGCTTATTGGACTACGGTGAGCCAAGTACACAAGTTGCATTTGATACTACTGCAAATAACGAAAACACGTTTGTATTTGATGAATTGGGCTTGAGAAGTTACAGCCCATCTGGTGAAAGTCTATTATTGACACACGTTATTTTCCACCCAGTATTGAAAAGTTTAAACAGATTAATTCAGGTTGATTATACTGTACGTATCCAGAGTTTAACTGGCCTAGTTGGAGTATAATATGAGTTACCAAGTAACGTATACAGAATCAAATAACCCAGCAAAAACACCTATTACGGTCGCTGATGGGTCACTTAATAACCAAACAAGTTTAACATTTGTTGGTCAAGGATATAATAACTTTGCTCCAGAAATAGCAAAGGATTTCTTGCACTTACTGGAAAACTTTTCAAACTCAACAGCACCTTCACATCCAGTTGAAGGGCAGTTGTGGTATGATAACACTAACAACGTATTAAATGTATACGACGGTACTACTTGGAGCCCAAGTGGTGCATTGCGTAAAGCAATTGCCCCTCCTACAAATGCAGTAGCTGGTGATTTGTGGACAAACACAATTACATCGCAGCTTTTTGTTTATTCTGGTTCTAACTGGCTATTAGTTGGACCACAATACAGTACTGGTACGCAGACTGGTCCAATCGTTGATGAGATTATTGACGTTGATAACGTAACGCACAGTGTTGTATCACTATATGCAAATGGTTACATTATTGGTATCATTAGTAAAGAAACATTCATCCCTAAGGCCACTATTGCTGGTTTTAGTGCTATTAACCAAGGTTACAATTTAAGTAGCGTTGATGCAAATAATACAACAGCCCCAACTCGTTTTTGGGGAACTGCATCTTCTGCAGATGCTTTATTAATCAGTAACAAGGCAATTGCTGCGACTAATTTCTTACGTAGTGATTTGCCAAGTGTTTCAAATTACCCAATCAGTATTAAGAATGACGGTGGTATCAATATTGGTAGCACATTGGGTCTTAACATTGGTATCAGTGGCAACACAGTTGTTGCTACATCTAACGGAAACGGAAATAGTGTTGATTTTAGATTAAACAGTAATGGTAGTTATAACACAGTACTGCACTTAGCTGCTAATAACTCAGTGAGTATTGGTAAAGGTACAACACCGGCATCAACACTTGACGTTGCTGGTGGTATTACTGGCAGTGGTGTACTAAACATCACTAACTCAACTGATTCAACATTGCTTGGTAATGGCAGTATTAAAACAGCTGGTGGTTTATCAGTTGCATTGAGATCAAACTTTGGTGGCGATGTTAAGATTGCTGGTAAGATTTATATTACTACTGACATTGGTACGTCAGCTATCATTCCAACTACTACATCACAATATGATATTGGTAGTAACTCAAATGCTTTCAGAAACGTTTATGCTGACCGCTTTGTTGGTAGCTTTACCGGAAACGTTAGTGGTGTTTTAACTGGTGCCGTTCAAGGAACAGCAACAAGTTTAGCTAGTGAAACTAGATTCTATTTGAGTGGTGACGTTTCAAGTCCAGTTAAGAGATTTGACGGATCAGGTGATGATCCGATGAACTTTGTTACTACAATTAGCCCAGACTTTATTACTGGCAAAACAGCCGCAACTGACTCTGCATGGACTGATGAATTCTTAATTTATAGACCTGGTACAACTTCAGTATTGAAGATGACAAAGGATATTTTCTTAAATCACGTTGCTACTGTACCTGCTGGCGCAATTATGCCGTATGCTGGTACAACTCCTCCACCGGGTTATGTATGGTGTGATGGTAGTGAAGTGGAGATTGCCAAATACCCAGTATTGTACCGTGTAATTGGTAACACATATAAAGCAATTCAATTGTTAGAAGGCTTAAACACTTTTGGTCTCCCAGATTTACGTGGTAGATTCCCATTAGGTCGCGATAACATGAACAATAATATCAGCGTTCCATATAAAGATGGAAGCGGTACACTTGTTACAACAATTAATTCTGTTGCAAACAGAGTAACTGACATTACTGCTGATACATTGGGAACTGGTAGCGGACATGAAACAACATCATTGAATGTTGCTAACCTTCCAGATCACAAACACAATTTAAACAGTGGTGCAGCACAATATTATGCTGGTGGTCCTTCAAATGCAGGCCCAGATGCTGGTGCTATCCCTGGTTACGGATTGCCAACTTCAAGTACTGGCTCTGGATTGCCAAACAGTGGTGGAGTTATTTCTTCAGCACCATTGGGCGCAGCGTTTAATACTATGAACCCATACGCAACGATCAACTACATTATCTTTACTGGCACAATATCATGAGCTATACAATTAATTTAACTAACGGCAATAAATTAACAGAAATTGTTGACGGGTCTATTGACCAAACAGCATCTGATTTAACACTTGTCGGCAAAAATATTAGCAACTACGGTACATTTATTAATGATAACTTTATTTGGTTGCTGGAAAACTTCTCAAATGATACAGCCCCAGCGCAGCCGATAAAGGGCCAGTTGTGGTATGACACAAGCGTTAACCTACTTAAAGTTTATACTGGTGTAGGTTTTGCACCAACTGGTAATACTATTGTATCAGCATCTGCACCATCTAGCTTAAATGCTGGTGGATTATGGGTTAACTCATCTACAGAACAGTTATTTTTTAATGACGGTACAAATACGATTCTAGCAGGACCAATATACACAACTGCACAAGGCAAATCAGGTTTTGAAGTAGTTGATGTTATTGACACTGACCAAATTAATCACACAATTGTAAAGTTGTTTGTTGCCAATACATTAGTTGGTATCTACAGCAAAGATGCAAGATTTACACCAGTTGATGTCATTGCTGGTTATACTACAAATACAAATATTACAATCTCTCCAGGTTTTAATATTGGTTCATCTTCAGACATGACATATAACTTACAGGCCGCATCTGCGCTGGCCTTAATTGATTCTAGCGGTGTCGCTAAGTCTACAGATAGTTTTATGTCGGCAATTGATGACACTTATGCTAACGGTATTGTTTCTTTTAGAAATAACTTACCTGCAAAGTTTGGTTCTGGTGAAGAATTACAACTTGAGATTGGTGGTTCAGTTGCACAGTTGAAGTCTAACAAAGTTGATCAGGATGTGCAATTAACTACACGTAGATCTGGTGTAGCAGTTTATGATCCAGCAGTTTACATGAAAGCTGACACACAGTCTGTTGGTATCTTTACAGACGCTCCAACAGCTACTTTAGACGTAAATGGTAATACGAGAATCCGTGGTAATTTAACTGTAGAAGGTGCAACTACTACAATTAACAGTACAACATTAACGGTTGAAGATTTGCAAGTTGTTATTGGTAACGTTGGTACACCAACAGATATTACAGCAAATGGCGGTGGTATCCTATTAAAAGGTGCATCTGATAAAACATTAACTTGGAGTAACTCAACTACATCATGGACTAGTTCGGAACACTTTAACTTAACTGGTACACGTTCATACAAGATTGCGAGTGATGTTGTTTTAAGCCATAGCTCATTAGGAAGTACTGTTACAAGTGCGCCTGGTTTAACGAGCGTGGGACATTTAACTACAGTATATGCTGGTTGGATTTCTATTACAAATAGCTCTTTAAGTTACGTAAATTCAGGAAGCGCAGACGGTACAATTTATTTGGTTCCAAAAGGAACTGGTACTATTGACATGAGTTCGTCAAAAGTTACAAACGTTGCGACTCCAGATGCTGACACTGATGCTGCAAACAAGAAGTACGTAAATGATACGGTTAAAAACGCATCATTAGCTATATCTCTCAATGTTGGCGCACTTAACGATGCCGGTATTGCAACAACTTATTTGAATATTGTTTATCCAGTTAGTGAACACCTTGATGGTACAGTATGCCGTGTAGTTGCTACTGATAACCTTGGCGCTACTGTTATCAAGAGCTATTCAGTTGACTCAGTGAATAACACATGGGCACACCAGTTTGACTACGTATAAATATTAAATTAAGGAATTCGACAGCATGTCATATAGAATCAATCATTACAATGGATCATTAATTGCAGTAGTCAATGATGGTACTGTTGATAATACACTAGATATTACTTTAGTTGGTAAAAACTACGCTGGCTACGGTACTATTCAAAATGATAACTTTGTGTATTTGCTCGAAAATTTCGCAAATACCACACCACCAGCTAGCCCAATAAGTGGACAAGTTTGGTTTGATAGTGGCAATAAGAAATTAAAGTTCTTTGATGGTTCTACCTTCCGTACAACTGGTGGTGCAGAAATTGGTACTACTGAACCAAGCGGTTTAACTATTGGTGATTTCTGGTGGGACACTGCAAACAACCAATTACATGCATACACTGGTAGTGGATTTACATTAATTGGTCCACAAGTTGTTGCTGGATCAGGAACTACTGAAATGTTAACTACATCAGTTAGAGATACTGATGGCACCGTTCATTCTATTATCCAAGCTATCAGTAGCGGTGAAACTGCTTTTATTATTAGCTCAGACAGTGATTATACATTAGATGATACTTTGAATGCAATTGCTGGATTTACAACAATCCACAAGGGTATTACACTTGCGTACACTGATTCAGATTTATATCCTGGTGTAACTATTGCTGATAACAGATTCTGGGGAACAGCAACAAACGCTGATAAATTAGGTGGTAAGGATGCTAGTAACTTCGTTCAATCAGGTGACGCATCTTTCGATAGTATCGTTAACTTTGCTGACGTTGGTTACACTGTAGGTACCTCAACACCTAAATTGCGTGTTTATAACAACGCTGCAACAACACCAACATTCTCAAATATCTCTGGCGATACAATGGTATTCACTACCACTGTTAGTTCAACGACTGCGACAACAATGGTATTAAAGGGTGCAGATATTTTACCTGGTACTGCTGGTGTTACTAACTTGGGTTCATCAACTGCTGCATTTAACACATTGTATGGTGCATCGTTTACTGGTATTGCTGCCAAAGCACAGCAACTACGTGTTGGATCATCTAACAGTTATGCTAGTACTGATGCCTCTGCTACTGCTGGAACTATTCCTATAAGAGACATCAACGCTGACTTATTTGCACGTAAATTCCAGGGTACTGCGATAGCTGCACAATACGCTGACTTGGCAGAATTGTATTTGCCAGATCAAGAATATGAAGTTGGTACAGTTGTAGCTATTGGCGGTGATGCAGAAATAACACAAGCATCATTTGGAATGGATGCAATCGGTGTTATCAGTGATAAACCAGCGTACTTGATGAATAAGGACTTGGTTGGTGGATTGCCAGTTGCACTAAAAGGTCGTGTTCCAGTAAAAGTTATTGGTCCTATTCGTAAGGGTGATTCGTTAATTGCCAGTGGCAGTGGTCACGGTCGAGCAGATAACGAATGTGCAGGCCCAAGAAGATTTGCCATCGCACTAGAAAGTGACGATGGCAAAGATGTACGCCTAATTGAGTGTTTAATTCTTTAATTGCTAACTAATTTGTCAGCCATTGGAAAGATGGCTGCAATAGCTTTAGCACATGCGAGCGCCACAAGTTGGTGCTCTTTTTGTGTGCCATTACCACTACGTAATTCAATAAAGTGAATCCATGAACGTAGTGTTCCGTTCATATATAACTTACTTACTGTATTACCTTCTGGTAAAATAGCACGGGCTTGCTCTTTTGCAATGCCTTTCTCAATTGCTTCTGCATAAATGCGTTTCACAATATCAATGACATATTTTTGTTGAGCGTCCCACCAAGCTGCTAGTTGTGCATCACTTGATTCAATACTATTTTGACGATTCTTTGTATCTTGAAGACGTGCTTCGCGAACAACAAAGTCTAAGTCTTGTGTTGGATCTGCGTAACGTTGGCTAAATTCTTGAAAACTAAAACTACGGTGACGTAGAATTTGACGAGCAATATCTCGTGTAGTCTCAATTTCAACACATGCTGAAACCATTTCCAATGGACTCCAGTGTGCATGTTTTACCAAGTAATTGATTAATTTCTCACTTGTTTCAGTGTTAAATTGGTTGCTTGGATTTGATACTCTAGCACAGAAAGCAATAAGCTCTTGTACGTTATCAATACCTTGATCAGCAAATTCGGCAGTTGGTGTTGAGTATGATACTAATTTTACATTCATAGTTTTGATCTTTTCAGAAATTTTTCGGTTAGTTTTTCGACATCTTTCTTGACACGTTCAGTATCTAGTTTGAAATCAAGTTCTTCAATTGAATCTTCATAAGTTTTGTATAATTCTGTTAATGATTTTTCAAAAGATTTCCAACCATTCTTTTTTGTTTTTGTTGTTATACGAATTTCCCAAACCTTGCCATCCTTAAACTTAATGAGCACCATGTGCAAATAGCCAATGGGTACCACATTAAGTTTAACATCGCCAAAAACTTCTGGCCAGTGTGCGACAACATCATTGGGAAGTAATTTCCCTTGATGTGTCACTTTGCTTTCTTGGTAGGAACCAACTCCTCGGCTAGTCGGCGCATCTTAGCAGCGTCCTTAGCTAGTTTATCAGCTTGTGAGCGATAGAACTTTGCTTGTTCTTCTGGAGTACTGCCCATTACTGGTGGTGGTACTTCAGTATCTTCACCCATGTTGACACTAGTAGACGTTGTCTTAATTTGGTCTTCTGGATTAGGTGCTTTTGGTTCTGTCTTTAAATCTGGAGCCTTATCTGGAGCACCACGGATAGCTAAGTCATCTACGGCAACACCGCGTTGTTCTGCAATAAGTTGATTTAACTCTGACAATACAACTGTTGTGCTAGTTGTTGGAGTCATTTCAATAGTTGACGTTGGTGCTTTAAATAAGCGACCCTGGGAGTGCAACGCTGCTAACATGACGCTGCCATCTGAGAATGTTGAACGTGCAAGAGCTTCTGCAAATTCATGTGAGCTTTGACCAGCTGGGCTTTCAACTAAGTTAATAATTGAATCATGGTAGCTATCTGGAAGGTTTTCAGTAGTAATAATTAAACAGCTACTTGAATCACCTGGTAGTGTTCTATACGCTACCACGCATTTTTTCTTGGTAGCAATGATTCTACCAACGTGTTTTAATTCAGCCATTATTGGCCCCCTTGTTCCGCTTTCTTTTGCGCTTCTACTTGTTTAGCAACATTGCTCAAGAATGTTTCTAATTTAGTATATGTTTGACCAACTGCCATCATTTCATTTGGTTTAAAAGCACCTCGTGAACTAGCGATATCAATGATTGATTTCATTGCATTCAAGTCGTTGATGGTGAGTTCAGTTGATTGTTGATCTTGAGCAGTTTGACCAGCTGCCTCTGGAGCCTGTTGCGTTTCGTCAGCCATACGTATCTCCTTAGTAAAGTACGTATGTAATTATCTGTTCTGTAAATGCGGACACGCAATTGTGAAAAAGCTCATCTCTTTCTCACTTTCGAAACCAATACGGGTAGTGTACACAATTGTATTAGTATTATCCAAGGCAATGCCCTGACCAATAAAATACCGATTATTGAGGTTTTTCTTAATCCAAGAATCAAGCAATTTCACTCTGGATGGATTGTAACCATCCAGAGCTGTGTACTTAAAATGTGGACAAGCAAACTCAACTCTGCGTAGATTAAAGTAATTTAGAGAGTTGGGTTTTCCGTTTTTTAGACTCATTTTTTAAACTCGTAGTATCCAACTTCACCGAATGGTGGTACGATGCTAGTGGTACCGTGGATAATGAATACTGTATCACAGTAGTCTTCATCACCCCAAGATCCACATGGATATCCATCAGTAAACATGATAAACTTTTTAGGTTGAATATCGTGTTTTTCCATGTATTCCCAATTGGCTTCAAAAGAAGTTCCGCCACCACCCATTGGTTGGTATTCGTCAAATTCGTCCATATTGTAGCCATCGAAGTCAGCTTCGTTATAAACACGGGTGTCAAAGCACCACAGTTTAATTTTGAAGTCTTTGTATTCTTCCATGATGCCCTTAATCTCAGACAAGAAGTCTTTAGCTTGGTCATCACCAATAGAACCAGACATGTCGATAGACACACAGATGTCGATAGTTTCTTGGAATTGTGTACCAGGAAGAATTGCATTCATGTGCCAACCTTTACGGTTTGGACGCAAGAAAGAATAGTCATTCTTGATAACACTTTGGATTTGCTGGCGCAAAATTTCACGCCAGTTCATCTTAGGTTCAGTCAATTCCTTGATCATGCGTTGGATGCTTGCAGGTGTATTACCTGCGCCAGCGGCTTGGGCAGCTTGCATTACAGCTTCGCGAATTTCGTCACGAATTTGACGCATTTCTTCTTTAGAGTATTGTGGTTGACCTTCACCGTTACCGTTTTCCCAGTCAATGTGATCATCGACTAATTGACCATTTGGGCCGCCACCATTCTTTTTAGCATCTTCCATCAATTCGTCATAGATCTGTTCTGCAGACTTACCGTAATGCTTTTGATCGTGGAAAATTTTGATATCAGGAACGTTGTGATCACCAATTTTATCACGTACAAGCTGGCCGTTAACACAGTAGTCAGCGGCAATGTTGTACATCTTTGGATCACGGCTTTCACGTCGACCCATGTGATCAAATACGTTGTGCATAATTTCGTGTGCAATAACAAATTCCACTTGTTTAGTAGTCATTTTGTTAAAGAAATCACGATTGAAGAAAATAGTGCGACCATCAGTAGCCGCAGTTTTTACGAATGGGCCACCTTCTTCAATTTTTAGACGAGTGGCCATGTTACCAAAGAATGGGTGGCGCAATAGCAAGCCTACTCGGGCAACGATAATTTTGTCAATGACTGGATCTAGATGAGCCATGTTTTTTCCTAAGTTTTGTAAGTGTATAGATTATAACAGGGACCGCAGTCCCTGTCAATCACTTAGCTTACTTTTCAGTAGCTGCTGCGATGTATTTACCAAACTTTTGGTGGAACTCATCGAAGCACTTGATTTCATCTGGATCAAGTGGCAGTTTGTAGCTAGACAATGCCAACTTGGTGCCCATGATAACCAATTCGGTTTCGAAGTTCTTCATCATGAATTCGAAGAAGTTGTTAACTTGATCGTTCCAATCTTTAGCCTTCTTATCGCAAGAATCTTTCAATTCGTAGCACAAGCTAATAGTAAGCGAGTACATAGCTGAAATTTCCTTGTTGTCCATCTTGGTAACCTTACCAGACAAAATGTCGGTTGGGTTAGGCATCTTGCTAGCAACCTTACGGTGTGCCATGAACTTGAGTGCCAAGCCTTCACCAATCGCACCTGAGACCAAGTCTGTCAGTGTTTCAGTGTCAGTGTCGTCATCAACAAGCAATTCGCTAACAAATGACCAGCTACGTGGGGTAGCAAATGCACGGCTTGAAGACTTTGGATCAAAGTCGTACAAGTCTTTCTTGCTAAAGCTCAAGAAACCAACAACGTCTTTGTGGATCTTGTTATCAGTAGCCCATTGGAAATAATCTTCCCAATCATACGTCATTTCCAAGTGAACGAAACGGTTTGCAAGCGGGGCAGGCATACGATATGTAACGCCCTTGTCGCTTTCACGGTTACCAGCTGCAACGATAACAACGTTATCTGGCAAGCTATATGCACCGACACGACGGTTAAGAACCAATTGATAAGCAGCCGCTTGTACAGCAGGTGCCGCGGAGTTCATTTCGTCCAAGAACAAGATGATCTGTTTGTGGTTTTCTGCAAATTCCTTGCTAGGCAATTCTGCAGGAGGAGCCCACTTCATAGTCTCGTTGTTTGAATCAAAGTATGGAATACCTTTGATATCAGTAGGTTCCCAAAGTGAGAGACGGACGTCAATAACATGGGCTTCCAATTCAGTGCCAAGTTGTTTAATGATGTCTGATTTACCAATACCAGGAGGACCCCACAAGAAGATGGGACGTTGTTTTTTAAATGCTTTACGCAAAGAACGTTTCGCACCGTTGGGGCCGACTACGCGGCTAAGAACTTCTGCCATTTTTTTTCCTATCTTGAAAAAAGTTAATCTGTGTTAATGAGTCTCTAGTATATGACAGAAACATCACTATGTCAATACTTTTTAGGAATTATTTAGATCTTTTTCTCGTTCAGACATGGCTTTTACTAGACCAAACTTTCGAATGTCGTCCGAAAACAACATTAGCTCAAAACTTTTACGTTCTGAGAACACTGTAATGCTTTGGTTAGTTAAGAAGTATGGACAATCAACATATCGCTCTAGGAATATGATTGTTTGTGGGCTAAGTTCAATTGATTCAGTAAATGGGATTTCATACATAGTGATTTGAAGCTCTTCAGTAAGAAATTCAAAGCCATCTTCTGTCAATCGATATGCGTGTGGTTTATTAGCTCTGTTTGATTGCCACCACTTGCGACCAAACATTTTAACATTTGCCTCGTCCGTGCTTTTGCCCCATTGTTGGAGAAATATCCTTGTTAAGGCATCACGGCTAATTGCTGTCATTTTACAATAGTGCCTGTAGTTAGCATAACAACTTGGAAGTCTTCAGTTCCAAAAGTCAAATTCAATTTTTTAGCCAAGTTGCGAGCATGGCCTGGATTACTAAAAGATACCTTTTTGTATTTTGGGCCAGGATAGCTTGTTAGGCTGTTAAAGCTCTTTAAATTGAAAGGAGCACCTTTATAGAATACAGCCCAGATCGCGTCGGCTTCTAAAATTTGTTCAGCCTTATACGTCTTTTTGTTTACATTCTCTAAAAGTACTTTTGGTTTTGGTCGACTCATATACGTAATCCATCTAATTAACTACGTATATATTTATCCTATTTGTCGCTAAAATCGCCCCCATCTAACTCTACGGTAACTACTTCGGAGTTAGATGATTGCTTTAATTCATTAAACAGGCTTTCGTAGTCTTGATTCATCTTGTCAAGAACCTCAGCTAATGCTAGTCCTAGCAACCTTGCTTGCTGAATTGGGATTTTAAACTCTCTCTGCTGTGCCAATTCAGTTGCTTTGAGTGCTTGGATAAATTGTGTAATTGGGGTAGTATTAATCATTGTCGTTAGTATTTGCAACTGAAAGTGCTTGTTTCATTTCAAGCTCAGTTTTAAATGGTCCTTGATAGTCGTATCGTTCAACAGTGATGAGTTTAGGGCACATGCTTTTTAACCACAATTTGTTAAACCGAATAATGTAGTAACCAGCACAGAATAAACTCTTGCTAGTATTACTTTTTGTGAATAGCGGTAATTTACGTCTAACATCATACATTGCATTATATGGTGTTACGTTAGTTGGGTAACCGTGACATTCTTTTGAAACTGTTTTAGTTACTTTTACTTTCGTACTTTTTAAGAAGAAGTCACTACCAAATTGCTTAGTCAAGTCATCTTTTTTATTAAACATGACCTCGCCGTTGCTACTACTAAGAACAAATTTATTATTTTCTTTCTTATGTAAAGTAGCAACCTTTTCGCCACCTTCTTCTACAATCCAAAATTTACCATCAACGATGGGTTTTGCGTGTAGTTCTGTCATATCAATGTCCTTGCAAAATTATTTAGTTTCAGGGTCGCTAGTGAGACCACGCCATTTTACGACTCTTTTATTGTCCCATTTTTTACCATTCCAAATACCAGCTTTAACGTTGGATTCAAAAGGCCATGAAACTTCTAATTCTGTTTCAAGAATTTGGTATGTACCGTCACGTACTGGGTTGGTGCTTACTGGGTACCAGTCTGTTACAACAGGCTCTTCTTTACCGAAGTCTTCCCATTCTTCATCAGTCATGTTTTCGATGAAGTTTACATGATCATCGATAAACTTATCAATAGCTTCAGGAGTTACTGGATTGCTATCTGGCTCGCCCAAAAACTCTTCGCCAGTATCTTCGTTAGTTAATGATAGTGGCCCGTGGTAGTAGTATTCGCACTCGTCTTGTGACCATCCCAATTCTTCTACCCCTTCATAGGAATTTTCTTCCCATGCAGCTTCAAACTCTTCTACCTCTTCAGGGGTAGCATCACAATGATTTTCGATTTCTATCCAGCAACCGTCAACCATGTCCCACATTTCCCAACATTCATCGTTGTCAATGCAGCTAAGTTCGTAGCCGTCTTCGTTTTTAAGTTCTTCATCTGTAAGGGGGCGAACATCAGAGTCTACTTTAAAAGTAGCCCAACGAAATCCCTGCTCGATAGTGATAATCTTACCGTCCTTGAAGAAGAACATCTTCTCAACAGCGGACTTTTTATATTGTGGAGATAGTGACCAAGTTGCCATTTTAATTTTCCTTGAATAGTGACTCTGTGGGGTAGTTTGCTTGGAACGGTTCAGCGTAAGACTGAATGTTGTCTGCAATTTTCTTCATTTCATAACTTGCACAAAACTTGAGCATACGAATACCAACCTGGGAAATATTCTTAGGTTTTGCATTGTCTGCGATTGTTTGTGCAATTTTAACTTTGATATCATCTGGTTGATGTGTCAAGTCAATTAGAACTCGGTTGCGCTCGTAATCTTCCAGTACACGATGCTCTGTACCATTATGGTCAGTCCAACGCTGAAGCATGAGATTGTTCCACGAGAATCCTTTGGACTTCCTATCTTCAAATGCTTCTAAGAGTCCAACTTTGTTTTTAGATCCTTTTGTGCGGACGCCGGGGTAAGCAGAAAACACGTTGTCTGACGTGTCTCCACGGATACATTTTTCGAAGAGTGCCCACTCTGGATTAACCGGCACTTTGACTTCTCCGAGCTTGTCTTTGACTGGTTTACCTTTTGCATCGAAATAACCCTCATGTGTAATATGGTGTTCAGCAACGCCGTTGTACTGGCTTACGTTTTCGCTAATCAGTTGTACGAAATCAGAATCTGTGCTGATGATAACATGTTTATCATCTGGATGTGCTTGGATGAATCCTGCAATTAAATCGTCTGCTTCTAAGTTGGGGTGTTGGAGTACAGTAACGTTGGTCTTCTCTGTAATGAAGTTTTTAAATTCATCAAATGCTTCCCAGAAAATTACTTCTTCTTCCTGTTCTTTTTCAGTATGTGCTGCCCTTGTTGCCGCACGTTGAGCTTTGTATGGAGCATAGAAGTCTTTACGCCAACTACGGCCTTCTAAACAGAATACTACGTGAGTTCCACCAAAGTCTTGCCATGCTTTCTTCACACTATTAAATGTAATGTGAAAGGCCATGCCGAGTTTGATATCGGCGCTGCCATTGATTGCATGACGTGCTCTAAAGAACGTATTTGCTAAGTCTACTATAATATATGTCATTCTACTGACGCTTTACCGTTGCCTAATTTACTTACATTAATGAATCCACCAGTGACACGTTCTGGTTCAGCAACTCCTGCTTCTGACAGCATGTTGTATGCAAGTTCACGGAACCAACGGTCAACAATTTCTTCATCTGGGTCGCCTTCAAAACCGTATCCAGCTTGTTTTAATTGTAAGATAAAATGCTCATTCCAGTCAAGTTCAAAGAAACCATTTCGTACATTGTCTTTGTTCACGTGCGTGTCTAATACTGCAACCCAAGGTTCACCCTTTGCTGTTGCACGTTCTTTTGGGGACATTTTAGACAGTTCTTCAGCTTCCTTGGCTTCAGCAGCCGCAACGATTGCTTGGCTTGCTAGCTTCTCAGCAACCACACGTTCAGCATCTGCTTGTGCTTTAGCATCTTCTATTGCTTTGATACCAGTTATCTTTTTAGCAAAGTTTTTAATTAAATCTATCATTCTATTTCCTTATTCTTTCCAACACAATCGCAATTCCTTCCTTGTCTACAGTTTCCAGTACAGGCGCTGGGATTATTCTTAACCCACCTAAGTAGTAAGACTAAGAGTAATACCCAACCGATTACGAAACATGCAAAGAAGAAATACATATTATTGATCCAATAATGCGTAGCGTATTTTCCACTTCCCTTCAATGAACACTGGTGGATCACATTCCACTGGTTCATATGTAGTTGGGTCAGCTTTGTAAAATACATGTTGGCTAGGATACCAAATAGCCATGTAGAAAAATACCTGCTTACCTTCAGCGATCCAAGTTGCACATTGATCCCTAAAAGCAATAATATCAGTAGTAGTAATAGTCCTTGCTTCCATAGCCTTGCCGTAATGGAACCCAACTGGGGCAGTCATATATCCTGTTACCACTGGCTCAAAGTATTTGCCAGCGTGTACTGGAACCCATTCATGGAAGTGAGTGTCCGCAGCATTTTGAGACATCTTTGCGGCTTTTTCGGCCCACTCATACAATCCTACTGAACTAGTAGTTGCTTCCGGTGGTAGCACATCTGGTGCTGGTGTAATTTGATCTGACATATTAAGTTCCCCACTCATTTTTAAATAACGGAACTTGCAATCTGTCACTGTAACGCAATCCGTGTTTCATGGCAATGTCTGCCACTGCTCTGTTATTAAGAGCGTATACACTTTCAACACCGCCAACTGGCATTAGGTAGATGTGTCCTGCAAAGTCTGCGTCACGATATGCACCAATGGCACATTCTGCGTCTTTAAAGTCTTGCTCTGTAGCAATAACAAACTTCAAATATGTTGTGCCGATGTTTTCATATTCTCCAACAATCTCTGGACGAATTGCATCTTCCCATTTCTCACCAGAGCAAGGTAGTTTAGCACTTACGCTGAAAGTGATTTCTCGTTCAAAAGGAGCAGCATTGCGCCATTCTTTTAAGAAGTCATAAAACTCTGGTGTAAGTTGTTGAGTACCATTTGTTTCAAATGTAATTTCTTTCAAGCCTGCCATCTTAGGATGATTTAGCAAATCTGGATAAGCACGTTGCCAACCTAGTAAAGGCTCACCGCCTGTGATTACCAGGTGTTCATCCCGCCACTCGCCGAACGGAAGGATTTCGCAGATACGTTCTGCAATAGCATCGCTTGTAAGCATTGGGCTGAGATCTTTAAAACGAGGATCCCAAGAAGCATAACTATCACAGCCCGTGCTAACAAGCGGAAGTGCTTCATATTTAGAATAGTTTGTAGGGTCAACATTATTTGCCTCCATGCTTAGTTCACCTCTTGGCATACCAAAGCCGGCACATTTAAAGTTGCACCCAAATGTTCGTAGGAAAACAGACGGTACACCCATGTAACGTCCTTCACCTTGTATGCTGTAAAACAGCTCTGCAATTTTTAATTTACTCATCTTCTTCTTGTTCCAAATATTGTGACACTTGATCTTCAGCGTCTACATAATTATACGCATAAACTTTAAAAATTGCAACATTATTTTTAACCATTATGTCGAAGGGGACAGTGCCTTTTGGAAGCCAATTATCTGGAACTTCACGTTTAATTTCGAATATTTCCATATTCTTGATGCGGCCCATCATATCATCAAATACATCTTTTGCTGTACTCATTTCTTCTCCATACGTTGGTTGTGAAATTCTCTGCAATCTTTTGTGGCAGATTTTAAGATTTCAGCGTAGTTAAGAGTTTGCTGTTCAGTCATTGAAATAGTTGTTTGAACTGTGACTGCGCCAGTAGTCCAAATTTCCCAAGTAACTTTTAAACGTGTCCATAGACCGTTGATCAAGTCTTTAACAAACCAATCAACTTCTTGTGCCCAAGGATTGTCAATATCGTAACGCTTTTCAACAAGTTCAGACCAGTAATCTGTTTTAGCAGTGGTATGAATGTTTACATTCACTTCGTGATCAGTTGCTTCAACTTCCACGTTGTGGTCGTGATACTCTTGTCCACAGCTACACACGACTTGGTACCATTTGCTGTCACCCCAATCGTTGCGTTTTAAAATACCTTCTGCTGGTTCTTGTGCGTTCATAAATGTTCACTTAGTAATATGCGACACAGTTCTGCGTCTTTTTTGTTTTTAAATGTAAAGGTCATAAAGTCAGCTGTTGGGTGACTTATATACCGGTCGCCAGGCAACCCAAATACTTCCAAGATATTGGCACAAAGTTCATTCCAAAAGACACCAGTTTGTGCTGGATGCCAATCTATTTGAACTTCATGATCACTTGGTGTCATTCTGCTGCCTGTTTACGTTCGTCTTCTAAATATTCAATGTACTGAGTGAGAATTTCAATCTTCTTGTCTTCACCACCGTTTGCACGAAGTTTTGCCAAGTCTTCTTTCACCATGGCAATTTTCTCCGTAAGTTCCTTTTTAGTTAAACTCATTTACGGCTACCAACTCTTAACCCAGTTGCGCTTCCGAACAATAGTAGGAATGCTAACCAAGTTTCCCATGTATATGGAATTGCCAATACAGGAAACAATGTGTTAAGTGACCAAATGCCAGCAAGTGGTCCAACGACAATAACAAAGATCAAAAGGCTAACGCCTAAAACAAGTTTAAATAATGCACTAATCATAACCAAAAATCCTCCCAAGGATAAACTAACCAACAATCTTCTTCAGCTTTGTTAACTTCCCACAC